ACATTGCACTCGGTCGTGAAACTAAACTACAAAAAGGTGATTTAATAGCAGTTGAAGGTAAGATTAAATATCGTAAGTATACCGACAAAGAAGGTGTCGAAAAGTATATCACTGAAATATCTGCTTATAAAACGGAGTTATTAAACAGGAAAGATTATACACAAAAATCAGAACCGCAACCAGTCGAAAAAGCTGAAGAATTGCCAGTATCAAAGGATGATCTTCCATTTTAAACAATTAACAACAAAACCCAACTGGCTACAAATTGTGGTTGGTTGGGTTAAAAACTATAAAAAGATGAACACAAAAACATTTAAAGTTAAAGAAAAATGCCCTAACTGTAAAGGAACAGGAATTTATACAGGTATGGGTGAGCGTGATGGAGCGGGAGTTGTTTGTTATAATTGCAAAGGAACGGGCTGTTACGTGTTTGAGCATCATTATGAAGAATTTACAAAACGCAAAAATCGTAATGATATAAAAAGGGTTTATGAATATAATCCAGGTATTGTGATTGGTGAGGGTAATAATTGTACGCTAGAGGGATTTGGAGGACAATCATATAAAGATTGGGAAAAAGGAAAAGCATTTTCAGATGGTTCAGAGATGCGTAAATATGTTTGTCCTGCGTGGTGGTATCAATCTGTTAATTATAAATTAAAGCCTAATTGGAAGGATTGTGGATTGGGAAGTTTCTCAAAATGCGAAAACTTTAACACTAAAGAAAAATGTTGGATAAGATTTGATAAAGAACAACAATCTAAATAATACTACTATGAAAACAAAAACACTAATATTAATAATAGTAACACTGATAATGACTGGATGCAGTTATTCGAGTGTGGGAAACATAATAATCGCAATTTTCAGCGTATCAGCATTGCTAACAATTCTATACTACACAGCAATCGCATACCACGACAAACAATTTCAAAAGAATATGAAAAAAGGTGACCGTTGTAGTGTGTTTATCAATCAAGATAGATACACGGCCTGGATTCTTGAAGTAAAAGGAAATGATATAACCGTAAAAACTGAAAGCGGTGTTATTTTGCGTCGTTGTCGGAGGGAGGTTTATTTATAACAAAATTATTATTACTTTTGGATTTTTAACTAACTAAAATATTATTATGAACTATGATGAATTTTTAAATCAAAAGAAACATTTATTGGGTAGTTTCGGATTTGAACCCAACTATATACCCGATATGGCTTTTGATTTTCAAAGGGAAATAATTACAAGGGCTGTAAAAAAGGGACGTATAGCCATATTTGCCGATACCGGATTAGGCAAAACTTTAATTCAGTTGGCAGTCGCAAAAAACATAATCAATCATACCAATAAAAAAGTATTGATATTAACACCTTTGGCCGTTGCTTTTCAATTTTTATTAGAAGCTGAAAAGATGGGTATTGATGATATTGAATATTCAAAAAACGGCAAACACACTAAAAAAATAGTTATTTGTAATTATGAAAGATTGCACTATTTTGATAGTAATGATTTTACTGGGGTTGTTTTGGATGAAAGTTCGATACTGAAAAACTTTGATGGTAAAATCAAAGGACAAGTAACTTCGTTTGTGAAAAAAATTCCTTACAGATATTTAAGCACCGCAACACCATCACCAAATGATTTTATAGAATTAGGAACATCCAGCGAAGCATTAGGATATATGGGTTATATGGATATGCTGGGGAAATTCTTTAAAAACAACCAAAACTCAAGCGATAGTAATGCCAGAAATATTGGTGAAAAATATTATCTTAAACCTCACGCCGAAATAGATTTCTTTGCTTGGGTGAATCAATGGTCTATTATGGTTAAAATGCCAAGCGATTTAGGGTTTAGCGATGAAAAATTTATACTTCCTGAATTGATAACGAATAAACACATAGTAAAAAATCAGTCTTTAATAGATGTAAACGGTCAAATACAAATGTTTACACCTATTGCAAAGTCAATGACTGAAGTTCGACACGAACAAAAAATGACAGAAGAAAAACGATGTGAAAAAGCTATTGAATTAGCCAAAGGAAAAACATCTGTATACTGGTGTAATACCAATAATGAAAGTGCAATATTAAAAAACAATGACAAGGAAGCTGTCGAAATAATAGGTAGTCAATCCATAGAAAGAAAAGAAGAAATACTATTATCATTTGCAGCGGGTGAAATAAAAAGAATAGTTACAAAGGCCAAGATAACTGGAATGGGATTGAATTGGCAACACTGCAACCATAGTGTATTTTTTCCAACGTGGAGTTATGAACAGTATTATCAAGCTATTAGACGTTTCTGGAGATTTGGACAAACAAAAGATGTAACTATTGATATGGTTATATCGGATGGTCAAACAAGAGTATTAGAAGCATTACAACAAAAAACACAAAAAGCAATTGAATTATATACCAGCTTAACTAAAAATGTAAATCAGGTGTTTAAAGAAAAAACAAAAGACTTTAATAAAGAAATAATTAAACCTAAATTTTTATAAAAATGAAAGTAAAAGAACAAATAATTAAAGAAAACTATGCTATTTATAATGGCGATTGTATGCACGTAATGCCTACTTTGAGCGATAATAGTATTGACCTGTCGGTATATTCACCTCCGTTTGCAGGATTGTATAATTATTCAAGTAGTGAAAATGATTTTAGTAACTGTGAAAATAAGGAACAATTTTTAGAACAATACGAATTTTTAATTAAAGAAGTTGCAAGGGTTACAAAACCAGGACGAATAACGGCTGTTCATTGTACCGATGTTTTTGATAATACTTGTCGATTGTGGGATTTTCCAAACGAGATAATAAGACTTCATACTAAATACGGGTTTGAATATCGGAATAGAATAACTATTTGGAAAGAACCTTTAAAAGTTCGTATGCGTACAATGGTACAATCTTTAATGCACAAATTTATTGTAGAAGATTCAACAAAGTGTTTTACAGCTATGCCCGATTACATTCTGATATTTACAAAAAAAGGAGAAAATCAAATACCAGTAACACATCCATCAGGATTAAAATATTATGCTGGTGAAATACCTATTTTGCCTAATATATTAAGAGCGTGGAATAATGCTAATAATAGCAATCTAAATGAGGATGAATTATGGGATTATCTAAATAGAAAGTATGACGACCATAAAGACCCTAAAACAAATAAACTATCGCATTATATTTGGCAGCGTTACGCTTCTTCGGTTTGGGATGATATAAGAATAGATAATATATTGCCATTTAGGGATTCAAGAGAAGAAGACGACGAAAAACACGTACACCCATTACAATTAGATGTAATTGATAGGATTGTTGAATTATATTCAAATCCAGGTGAAGTCGTTTTAACTCCTTTTATGGGTGTTGGTTCTGAAGTTTACAGTCCCGTTTCAATGGGTCGTAAAGCTATTGGAATTGAATTGAAAGATAGTTACTTTAAACAAGCTAAGATAAATTTAGAATTAGCAGAAAACAGATTTAAAGAAACCGCAAAACAAAAATCATTATTCTAATGCTAAAAAAAGCCTATAAATTATATTCCGATAAATACGGTAGTCGGGCACAAATAATTAAAGCGATTGAGGAATTAGCAGAGTTACAGGTTGTACTCGCTAAATTCCTTAATTTTGATGAGGATTTGGACGCAATATCCGAAGAAGTTGCCGACGTTGAAATAATGACAGCACAATTAAAAATGATGTTTGATTTTGATAAAGAAGTAAACGAATGGAAAATACACAAAATAGAGCGGATGATAACTCGGCTCAACAAATAAATAAACTCTACATTCTCGTTAACGTGATGGAGAATATAATCATTAAAACGAAAGACCCGCAGTATCGACACCATGCGAAAAAAGAATTTAACGCTCTTATAAGACACACTAAACGACTTAATAGATTCTTAAATGAACAAATGGGTGAAGATGAAATCGAGGGACTGGATGAATTAAGTCACGAAATCGAATGTATTTTTGATAAATATATTTAACCTATGAAAACTAAACTAGACGCATTTGCAAAAGCATTACAGAAAAGAAATCCGGATGATTCATTGGTTGATTTCTTTAATGAAATGTATGCAGAACAGACGCAGAATGAAAACTATATCGCTGAACTTGAATTAACGCAGTTAGGGCACGAAATAAAACAACGTAACACTTTGGAGTTGTTAGCGAGTGCGAAACGATTGCGAGTAAACGCTGAAAAAAGTTTGGTATTATTGCAATCTTTGAGAAAATAATTGTATATTTGTACTATCGAATCAAAGTACCAATGAAGAAACATTTAAAAAATCCAGCTATGAATTTGACTTGCGAAAGCGGTCAAGCCGTCCCTATTGGTACACGGTTCGATAATTCTAAGGCTGGTTTTTTATTTTATGAACTATTCAAAAGATTTAAAAAGTCCTAAATGGCAAAAGAAAAGATTAGAAATTTTACAACGTGATGAATGGAAATGCACCGCTTGTAATGATGATAGTACTACATTATGTGTTCATCATAAGGAATACCATAAGGACAAAAAGCCGTGGGAATATGATAATGATTTTTTAGTTACTTTATGCGAAAAATGTCATCAATATGAGCATTTGTTAGATATTTATTTTAAAGAAGAACAAAAATTATGCAGAATGTTAGAAAAATTGATGATGCCTAATAATGTGGTTGACCAATATAATAACGTATCTTCTATGCTGAATAATATTTTTGAAAAATATCAAATTAAGTAGTATGAAAGAAGGATATATGCCAAAGCCAAAAATACCATACATTCGTGTGGGCACAGACTATTTCAAAAAAATTGTAAAGCCTGACAGATTTGGTATAGACAGAATAGAATTAAAACGATGGACAAAAGAAACATTGGTGTTTGACCACGATAAAAAATATTTATATTCTATCCCAACATACGATGATTTTATAATTGAACCTAATAATGATAAAAAACAACCTTCATTCCACAATTGCTATAATATGTATAGGGACTTTCCACATACTCCAAAAAAGGGTGATTGGCCGTGGACGTTTATTTTATTGAAACATATATTTGGTACTCAATTCAAATCAGGAATGATATATCTGAAGACATTATATGAACATCCTAAACAAGCATTACCAGTTCTTGTACTTGTTTCTAAGACACGTCAAACGGGTAAATCTACATTCTTAGATTGGTTGAATATGTTATTCGGTGCTAATATGGTTATGATTGAACCCGATGTTATAGGCAGTACCTTTAACGGTGAATATGCTACATCAAACATTATAGCAATCGACGAAACAATATTGGATAAACAAGCGGCCGTTGAGAAAATAAAGTCATTAGCGACAAAGAAATTCATATCAGTTAATGTAAAACAGGTTGCACAATTTACACTCCCGTTCTTTGGTAAAATCATAATGGCATCAAACAACGAAGATAAGTTTATGCGTATAGACGATGAAGAAATACGGTTTTGGGTGCGTAAAATATCAACACCAAAAACAGAAAATCATAACATACTTAATGATATGGTTGATGAGATACCTGCCTTTCTGCATTATCTGAAAACAATGCCAGAAATTGACTTCTCAAAATCACGTATGGTATTAACAGAAGACCAGATAAAAAACGAATATTTGGACGCTGTTAAAAAGGAAAGTTATTCAGGGTTATATAAAGAATTATGCGAATTATTTACTGATTATTTCGACAACAACGAAGTTGATTCAGTTAATGCAACCGTACTTGATATAAAAAACAAATGGTTTGCAAGGGATAACAACACTTCGGCCAGCTATATTCGCCGAGTATTGAAAATGGAATTTAAAAAAGATACTCCCGCAAGACCGTTCTCATACAGCCCTTTTGACGACATAAACAAAAAATTTGGGCGTGCGTTTGAGTTTAAATTAACCGAGTTTACCACTAAAACTGACAAAGAGGATGAATCAGCACCGTTTTAATACAAATATACAAACAAAACAGACTTTTTTGAGTTGCAGGCAATTTGCACAAAAAATCTCAGATATTCTGTATATTTGTATATATTATTATTATTATATTATATACTAAGCAGTTACAGTGCTACAAACTTTATACAAACTATATACAAACAGTATACAAAATGAGAAAAGCTAATACAAAAGAAATAGACGCGATATTTTGGTTGACTGGTAAAATGTCATATAACAAAACATATCAGCTAAACGAATCACAACAACAAATCATAAAAGACATATTTATAATATCAGGAATACAGCTTCCAGTTGAACCAAACAAAGCGTATGATTATTGGTTCGATATTGCTGAAGACTGGTCAACGATTAAAAAGGTCAAAAATTGTTAAAAACAAAGAATAAACAAATATTGTTGTAAACAAATGTTATCTATAATCATTCTAAATAACAAAAAAATTAGAATAGTATTAAAATAATTAGTAATATTGTAAACTATGAAAACAATAACCAACATTAAATTAGACTGTATCGACCACGCAGACGCACCAGATTACACAGACGCTTTTATTACATCAGCAGACTGTAACGGTGTTGCGATGACAGACGAACAACTTGACGAACTGAACGAGGATTCAGATTTTGTTTATGAGGCTGTGATGTCGTATTTACATTAAAGAGATATATTATGAACGCTAAAGAATTGAGAATAGGGAATTGGGTTGATTGGGATGGAAGATTAACCCAAATAAAAGAGGGTTCTGACATTGATTATTATATCAATAAAGGAGTTAAACCCATCCCACTAACAGAGGAATGGTTGGTTAAGTTTGGCAGTCCTAAAAGTGTTTCTGCGATAGGATTAATTCCAAGAACAAAGTTACCATACAAAAACTATAAGACACTAAATATTAAAAACAATAAGGAAACGTGGTTGTATTCTTTAGATGAAAAATTATTAATGATATTTACAGATTACAAAAGTAGACTTGGCGGAAATTATGAAATGGAAAGATGTTTAAAGATTCAATATGTACATTCTTTACAAAACCTTTATTTCGCATTAACAGGAGAGGAACTATGAAACAACACCACTTCAAAAAATCAAAGCTATCGCAGATATGCTCGTGGGAAGCCTACGAATGGTTAGATAATTGGTTGAACAAAGAGAAGTTTCCAAACTATCCTTTTAAATACGAGCCAAAGGATTATTTCTATAAGAACACTAAACATCGTGAATACTTGTCTAAGTTCATCGAGTCTGTTATTATCGAGATACTGAAGCATAAAGGAGCAGACCCGCAGAAAGCACCCGACAAAGGTCGATACATTGATAAAACACAACTGGTTACGGATTCAATCGGCCGCACACGTAAAATTGGCGGCGGTATGTACGTGAAGCAAAAGGGAGTAAGACCAGGTAGGGCTGACGTACAAGTGTTCTTCAAGGGCAATATGTGGAATTTTGAAGTCAAAGTAGGTAAAGACCGTCTATCATTAGATCAATTACAAGAACGTGAACGCGCACTGACTAATGGTGAACGATATGAAGTTATAAAGACTATTGATGATATTTTAGTGCTAATTAAATAAATTGTATGAAATACCCAATTGAATTACAAGAGTTTGCCCGTGTAAGAATGGAGCAAACTCCAAACAACACGCAGATTGCAAGGGATATAGTCAACAAATTCCCGTCGCTTTGTAATAATATAGAATTAGAATCAATGCGTACCAACGTCAGGGGATGGCGTAAGAAATGGCATCTTGAAGCAAAGCAAATACCTATTCGTAGACTGTTCTTTGATATAGAAACGGGATATTACATTCTAAAGATAAGAACATTCCAACTAAAGAACTATATCAAATATTTTAATCCTGATGATATAATAAAAGAGAAACAGATATTATGTATCAGCTATCAATGGCAATACGAGGATACTGTCAAAAGGTTGGATATTAGAATGGGTGAGAAAGAAATGCTCAAAGAGTTTATCAAAGTTATGGAACAGGCAGATGAATGTGTTGCACATAATGGAGATGACTTCGACATTAAAGAAATAAGGACACGGTGTATTTATCACGGTGTGTTAATGTTTCCGCATTATAGAACACTTGACACGTTAAAAAAGTCAAGAGGATTTTTTAGGTTTGCGTCTAACAAGCTGGATTATATAGCTAAGTTTTTCGGCATAGGTGGCAAACTTGAAACAAGGGGATTTGATATGTGGAAAGATGTTGTAGAGGGTGACGAAGAAACATCGAACAAAGCACTTGACGAAATGGGCGCTTATTGCGATAGGGATGTAATTATATTGGCTGATACGTTCTTTGTGTTGAGTCCTTTTATTACACACAATAACAACTTTGCAGTACTAACAGGAGGCCAGAAATGGGAGTGTCCTGAATGTGCATCATCTGACGTTGAAATGTTTCGATCTTATTCAACGCCGATGGGTATAATTCGTAGAGAAATGAAGTGTAACGACTGCAAGAAACAATATAAGGTTAGCAATAAGACTTATATGTCAATGCTTGAAAGTTTAATGAATAGATAATAATTATGAAACTACAATGGACAGGATCAGACGTATTATTCGCAACGAGATTAATCGGTGGTATTAAATTCCCAACAAAGAAAAGCAAATACATATACTTTGCTTTTATGACTATCTTTGCAAAGGTGGCCGACTTCTTTATTCAAGAGCACTATGTAGTATCAGAACATCTTATAAATGAACTGAAGCCTTTAAAGTTGAAAAAGAGAATATCAGTATTAGTTGACCCACCTCTTTACACTAAGAAATATAAAAAAGAAAAGCATCGACAGTTTACTGTATTGTATTACAGGGGTATTGGAAGCAATCAAATATTTAAGGATTGGGTATATGGTTATGATATATTTCGGACACTAAAACGCAGAATGAATCATTTGAATTATATTATTGTAGACGGTTCGCAGGATATGTCAAAAATATACCCGTTGGTTGATTTTTATGTAAGGCCAAACCGACACGATGGAGAACCGAGAATGATTATGGAATGCGAAAATAACAACATTCCTTATTATTGGTCTAAAGAGAATCCTAATATAAGTGATATAATAAATAAGATCAATGTTACATTATAGAAAGCATAAAGTAAGATTAGACAGGGGCAGAATGTGGTATGCTATTGTAACGCCAATTATCACAGCTATATTGGTTTCGATATTTTCATCCGAAATGAATATGTATTGGAAAGTATTATCAGGTATTATTACTTTTATATTTATTTACATAGTTGGACTTGTTGACGAGAAGTTGAAACTTTTAAATAGAGAACAAAACGAGTACGCTAAAAGAAACCCGTATCTTGTTGAAATGGATAAAAAATTAGACGAAATTAATAACAAACTCAATGAAAGTATCAGTAATAACGACAGCCTACAATCATCAGGAAACACTACAAAGAGCGATTGACAGTGTTCGTATGCAAAAAGGTGTAGATATACAGCATATTGTTATCGATGACACTAATACTAACAACGGTATGATGGAAACATACCGGACAGCATTGAATCGTTGCAGGGGTGACTATATTGCCTTTTGTGATGGTGATGATTACTGGATAATGAAATACAAATTAAGACACCAGGTTGATTATATGGAAAAGCATAGGGATTGTAGCCTTTGCATAACAAAAGTAGTAACTGAAACAAAAGGAAAGCCGGAATATATGACCGTCACTGCTAAATTTATTAACAGTAATATGTCTTTTGATAATCTACTGAAAGGAAACGCTTTTATATACGCTCCATCTTATATGATAAGAAGAAGCGATTTTGATAAATACATAAACTTTAACGAGTTTATGAAGTTCAACGTATGGGACTATCCGATAGTATTAGAACTAATACGTCACACAAAGTTTCATTGTCTTAACGTTTATTCTGCAGTCTTTACAAAGAACACGGAAAGCGTCACACAAACACGAAGTAGAAAAAGACGTTTGAAATATGTTTTAGGCAACCATAAAATAAAATGGTATTATATACTGAAATATGGCTGTAAACCTACAACAATAGTATATTTGATTTATAGATTTATAAGAGATATTTATTCACTAATATTTAAAAGATGGACGTAAGAAAACCAGGCTATGAAACCACTAAACAATTATGGTCTCCTGATCCTAAATATTTACAAAAATTTGTTGATAAGCATATAATACCGTTCTTGGATATAAAAAAGAACAATAGCTATGTAGATATGGGGGAAAGAAACCCACGTATAGAGTACATCGAAAACCGATTAGGGATAAAAGTAGACACAATCGACAGCAAGGATTTTAATTTCGCAACATTAAACGATGTTAAATTTGATGTTGTGTTTGCACTTGAAATTGTTGAGCATTTACAAAATCCTTTATGGTTTATGTACCAACTGAAGAATATAACAACTGTTTCAATATATGTTTTGATTCCGTGTAATCCTAAATGGCTATGGCACGAAATGCACTTTTTTGAAATGAAAAGAAAGCATTTTGAGAAATGGATATTAAAACCAATAGGGCTGAAAATAGTCAGATACAAAAAGATACATTTTATTGCAAACTGGAAAGTTTATTTAATAGGTTTGCGACCATTGATAAGAGTACTAACAGGAAAAACAACATTTAAAGACTTTTTAAGATCATTTTTTTACATTCAATACGCTATTTATGAAATACGAAGCAATTAAATTATTCATTTACAGAATCGCAAACGGTTTCTCGTTGTTGCCGTTTCAGTTTACTATTAACATATCTAATATCTGTAATAGAAAATGTAAGTTTTGCCCTAATTGGGCGCGAGAATTAGAGGATAGTTATTACTTGAGGTGGTTCAAGAATCAACCAGACTTGTTAAGTTATGAGAAGTTTGCGAGTTTTCTCAAAAGAATGGGACTGTTCAGATTATTCATAAGACAAATATCAATAACAGGACGTGGTGACCCGACGTTGCACCCAGATTTGTTGAAGTTCTGCCAGATTATAAACCATTACAAAATACCTTTTTCTATCACATCTAATGGCGATAAAATGACACCAGAGTTCTTTCACGAATTATCTAAGCTAAAACATATAAGATACGTTAGAGTGTCTTTATTCGATGTTGAAAAGGCTAAATACTGGTTAGACTTACAAGAAAAGAATAATGTCAAGATTGATTTTATGAATGAAACGGGAGTCAAACTCGATGGGTACGAAGACGGTTACATCGCAACAAACAATCCAGGTACTGCAAAATATAGTACAATGCCATTGAATTTTGTCAAAGAAAAATACTGTCGCGCTCCGTTCTCATTTAATACACTCAATACAGACGGAACGCTTGTTACTTGCATTACTTTTTATGAAGTTGGCAACGTATTTGAAGACCCGTTTTGGAAGGTATGGAACGGTAAAAAGATGCGTAAAATAAGAAAACAAGCCCTGAGAATGGCTATTCCTAAACACTTGGCCGACTGTTTGAATTGTGGGTATTTCACGAAGTATGATAAATACAAAGCATTGAACCATTATAAGGAACACTAATTTATAATGATTCTTAATATAATTTGTTGTATGTTTGTAGGGTAATTAAAACTAAACAGATATGAAAACACTAAAGATTGAACACTTAGCATGTTATTTGCCTTATGGGTTGAAAGGGTATTCAAATAAAGCAATCAAATTAAAAACAGGTGGATTTATACCTAAAGAACACACCTTGTCCATAACTAATGTGGGTGATTTGTATGCTGAAAATAAATTGCATTTAATAAAACCCATCCTCCGCCCACTAAGCGACTATAACGATATTAATAGCAAGGCTATGATGGAGTTAAATTGTGACCTGACCGACCAAATGAATATTTGTGAATTGGCACAAAAGACAATGTCTTTACATAAAATACCTTATTCTACAATATGTGTGATGAATGAAAATCATATTGATTATCACAACCTTATTGAAGATGGATTGGCTGTTGATATTAACACTTTAAAATAACAGATATGAAAAAAGAAAACCAAATAGCAGACTTTCCAAAGGAAGTAATAGACCTGATGTTGATGGAGCAGGTAGCACAGGGTAATCCTAAAGATATAACGGTTTTTGAGAGGAATAATTATGCAAATATATATACTGGTGGTTTTAAATGGGAGGACACAAAAGCACGTTATTATCTCTGGAAAGATGCAATTCTTAAACAAAACTATCAACCCTTAATAGATGCTTACGGTGTCAAACCAATACCTAAAGAGGGAGAGATGACCGCAGAAGAATTTATAAAAACTTGGGATGGAATAAGCGAAGATGATAGACACGCTACTTTCTATAAATGGGATACTATGCTAAAATTTGCTGAAGATTATCATAAAGCATTAACCACACCTGATGTTAGCGATAAAGGGATGGGATTTTGCATTGAGGATTCAGATAATTGTCCTGAATATATGGGTACTGTTACAGGGTGTCAGGGTTGTGAATATTGGAAATAAAAAAATAGAGATATGAAACCAATGAAAGAACAAGAAAAGGATTGTAACTGCACTAAACCAAATTCAAAAGACAGAAAAGGGAATGAATGGTGTAATAAGTGTTTCAAGATATATAAACTAATTAACAGCAAATAACAAAGGAGATATGAAACACCTATACCTAATAGCAAAACACAATACGTTAGAAGACTTTTTAAAGATCGTTGATGATGAGATAAGCAAACCGACACGTAAACGCATTGAAAAGATATTAACGATTGCAAAAGCAAGACGAGAAGTCCAAGCGGTTGCGCCTAAATACGTGACAAAAGTAGCACATCATTTCGGAGTTAAACGCTCTGATATTGTAGGCAAGTGTCGTGACCGTGACGTGTCGTATATTCGCGGCTGTATTGTTCTTGCATTAGAGCGTCAGTTTCCCAAAGCTAATTGTGCTGACATAACAAAACACGTATCGCAACCGCATTACTTTTTAGCGCATAGCAGAAACGTATTTGAAAAGAATAATAGATACGATGATTATATGCGCTATTACAATGAATGTAATGAGTTATTAACAGAATAATAATAGTACTGAATAAATATTATATATTTGTAGGATGAAACATCTATTAGGCAGATTAAAGGCGGCATATTTGGTAATGACCGGACATTGTGTAATACTAAGCGGTGAGAATAAAGAATTGATTAACCTGTTTAATAGAAAAGATTGTCTAATACGTGGTGACTATGTAGGATTAAAACCCTATGTAGCTGCATTAATAATCAAAACGGTTGCCAGTAGCTGGGATGATGATACAATGGCATTAATGAGAGCAGAAATAGAAGCGGAAATTGATTTAATAATAAATAAGTAAGATTATGTTTAAAAAAGGAGTTTCGGGTAACTTATCAGGTCGCCCAAAAGGAGCAAAAGGAAAGCGTCAACAAGAATGGGAGCAGCTAGGTGAGTTCTTAACTGAAACGGGAGCGCAAAGAGTCAAAGCGTATATGGAATCATTAAACGATAAAGAGTTCTTCGAGAAGTACAAAGATTTATTGAATTACTTTAAACCTAAAATGCAGTCAACATCAATAGACGCAAAAGTAGAAGCGAAACCGATTGAGTATAGAAATGTAAGTAAAGAATTTAAGGATGAGGAGTAATGATATACCGCACCACAACATATTACAAAATACGCAGAATGACCAAAAAAATAAAGGTCGTTCAGGGTGGTCAGGGTGCTGGTAAAAATGTATCAATAGCAGATATACTATTTGAAGACACAGTAAAAGAGAAATGTATTACAACGGTTGTTTCCGATACATACGACAACCTGAAAGATGGTGCAATAGCAGACTTTGAAAAGCTATATGAAGGAATGGGGTTAGACTGGTCGAAAGACTATAACAAATCATCAAAAGACTTAACACATGACGGAGGAACTATTCAGTTTCGTTACATATCCGATGTAAAAAAACAAGCAGGTAAATCAAAAAGACGGCAAAAGCTATACATAAACGAAGCCAATAAAATAGGATGGGAAGTTGCATCGACTTACATCGGTCGTACTCATGGCGAGGTTTACATAGATTATAACCCTGATTTTGAATTTTGGGCGCATACCCAAGTTCCATTATTAACAGACAAAAAAGGCAATTCGATAAGTGAACAGATAATTGTTACTTATATGGACAATGAAATGTGTCCTCAGTCTGAAATAGACTTTATCGAATCAAGAAAAGACAATACAGAATGGTATCGGGTTTATGGATTAGGACAAACGGGTTACTACTCAGAGCGCAGAATATACTCGTATCAATTTGCAAGTGTTCCGGATAGTGTACCACGTATCGCATCAGGTATGGACTTTGGTGTGTCTCCTGATCCTACCGTATTAATAGACGTATATTTAAGAGATAACAATTTATATGTAGATGAATTATTTTGCTTGAATAACCTAATGCCCGAAAAGATACAAGGTGCAGAACGGATGGCAATAGTTGACCAAATGGAGCTGATAGACTTTCAGAAAGGACATCAGATAATCGCTGACAGTGCAGGACGTACCGAGATACTCGACTTAAATAAGTATGGATATAATGTCAAAGGAGTAAAGAAACGACCAGGTAGTGTATTGGCAGGAATTAATAAGCTAAGAGGTTATAATATACACATAACAGACCGTTCAATAAATCTAAAGAAAGGGTTAGAAAATTGGTTTTGGAAAGTAGATAAGAACGGCAAGATAATCCCTGAGTCAGACGGCCACGAACCAGATGGATTGGCGGCTTTAAGATACGTAATAATGGAACATAATAAAAAACGTAGTAAAGTATATTGATTATGGGATGCAAAACTAGAAAAGAAAAAGTAAATTTTCAGATAGTACAATTAGGATGCTTAGAATGTACACATATTGCAGCATCACTAGACCAATCTCAGGAATTGCAATTAAAATGTAAATTACATAAATTTAAAGTTTACAAAAGGTCAAAATGTAATGATTTGAATATATTTAATGGATGATGATATGACACTACACAACAACATAACCAATAAGACTTACGAAAACTGCTCAGGTGTATTCGTAGCACGAATGATAGGTGTGCATTGGAATACGGTAGCACGTTGGAAGCGTGATAGGTGTGTAGAACACTTCAACAACTGGACAATATATCTAAGAACTGAACGGGTTAAAATCGTTAGAGCCTGTAATTAAACACGTCATATAATGAAACCACGTTCAGCCGAAGAAATGGCAATACAAGATATAAAAGAGTACAACGAAAGGCACAATATAAAGTTTCCGATGTACAAACTATTGACGGCTGAACAACGTGAACTGAATAGAATGTTGATGTGGGAACTGGATAATAGGAAAAAACGACTATGAAAAAAGACGAACTCAAATGGATTATAATATTGCAAATCATTGGCGGTATAGTGGGATTAATTATAGGATACTGTCTAATAACATTTGGTATTATTTAGAATCATTATAAATTTAATTGTACTCTTGACATTTAAATTATTTTACTTATCTTTGTAGAGAATTAAACGTGAATTAGTTATTAGAAAGTGATGATGAAGCTGAACAATATTTACGCTCTGTTTATCTGACACCTTAAGAGACGTTAAGTAAAGAGGATAATAACCACAGACCGAAGTGGTAGTTCATACGGATTAATAATTAAATGTGGAATACATTTACGGGTAGCCAATCCCAGATAAGGTAAGATTCCTTAGTTATTCTTTGGTAAAGCATCACTTTCTTTTTAATAATACGGGTTTATTCAAGGGGTTGTCAGCAAGTTAGACAGCCCCTTTTTAACTTTTTTGTATAACCTACCTAGCTAAATTATACAAAACAAAAAAGCATTGTAAAAGCTATTACAGACTAACTTAAATTTGTATCCATATTTTATAAAGTATGGAGTTAGTCGGCATTGTCGAAATCATTAATCTAGGTGTTCCTGACTGGGTTGATGTGGCTATTAAAGAACATAAGCGCCTGAATGTTCATATAAACGGGAAAGATACGCCTGGTTATTTAACTCAAATAGGTGGTATTGAGAACAGAAACCAACTGAAACTAAGGCAGGATTATCTAACCACCAATCGTCACCTGTTATCCAACCTTTCACGTCCTATTGACAAAGTGTTCAGCGCAAAGGGTGGCGGTAATATCTACAACATAAGTCAAACGGCCAAAGAAAAACGACTAAGAGATAAGCTATCAAACATAAGACATGGCAAATCTATTAGAACTTGGATAAAAGACATACAATCGAACAAATATTATACCGACCCT